AGAGTTTCCATTACAAAACTATCTAGAAGTTTTGCATGTTCTGCAATTTTCTTCTTGTATTCAACTTGTGATGCTACTGCTGCTGATTTGTCTGTTGCAAATTCTTCTAGCTCTGACTTAATAGTATCATTAAGCATTGCGTCCATGGCCTCTACCATCTGCTCTTTGTCAGTTTCGTAGCGGTTAGCGAATTCTTCACGTAGTTCAGCAGTAATTTCTTCACGTGCTTCTACAAGTTTTGCTTCCCATGCCTCTGAAAGTGTTGAACGCACTTCCTCAGATAGCACTTCTGAACTTAGGAGTTGTTCGATTGCGTTGTTAGCCATTACTTTCTCCTAATATCTAAAGTTTCAATGAACTTTAGTACTTCCTTCTGGAGGTACTGTTCAGCTAAATCGTCATGATTTACTGCTTTAGCAACGTCTAATAAGATATTACCGCGGTGTCCGTTCATGATTTGCTCATATAGTGGATCGGGGTACGCATCTGGTGCGCTAGGGTTAGCAACAATATCAACTGTTTGAATTTCAAAATCACTAACTTTACCGCCATCATTAACGTTGCCACTACCTCTTGACGAAACGCCAAGTTTAACACCGTTGTCTATAAGGGTTTTACAAATATTTCCCATTGGTGTTGGTAGCAGTTTTAAACGACCTAAACCGTCTTGACCGCTCATCCACATTTTCTCAATCATGTGGCTAACACGGTCTAAATTTACTTGCAGATCCTCTGGATGATCTGCTTCACCTAGAACAGATACACCCTCGTCAATGCGCTGTTGAATATTTTTAACAGCTCTTGCAATCTCTGACACAGGGTATACTCTCTGATTCTGATTGCGCTTCTCACCTTGCACAAATATACCTTCCATATACAGGCTTTTACCATCACTAGATGTTTCTGTGATAACTTTTGCCTGATCAAATGTTAGGTGCTCTGTTAGTGGTGTATTACGCATAATTATTCTGCCTTACCTTTTTTTTCAGCACCGTGGCCGCGTGTCTCAGGTGATAGTTTTGCACCATCGCCTGGGTGTGTAACGCCCATGTCTTTTGCTGTTTCATCCGATAAGCCTTTTTTCGAGCCTTCTGAACCTTTTGCACCAGTTTTGATAGTCTCGCCGCCCATGTCATTTTTACCTGCTACTGGCGATGCTTTACCATCGTCACCTGCTGGCATGTCTGCTGGGTGCATACCGTCTTTACCGACTTTTTTAAGTTCAGCGCCTTCTTCAAGTGTTTCATCTTCTTCATCATCTGCTGATTCTTCGATTTCTTCTTCATCTGCTGATTCTTCGATTTCTTCGTCTTTTGCTTCTAGTGCAAATTCTTCTTCCATCTCTGGCTCTGCAGCGTCGTCGCCCATCATTTTAGCAAATTCTGCTTTTAGATCTTCAAGGGCATCAGAGACATTCATTAGTTTGTCTTCGATTTCCTCATGTTCTTCTTCGTGATCGTCTGTTTCACCATCACCGTCGAAATCTTTTTCGCCGTCATCGTCTGAAAGTTCCATTTCAGCGTCGATTTCTTCCATATCATCTTCATCAGCATCTTCTCCAAATGCTTCTTCAGCTTCAATTTCATCTTCGTCTGTTTCGATGTCGTCAATAAAGTTATCAGCTTCTTCTCCGCCGATCGCTTCTTCGATTTCTTCATCCGCTACTTCATCTTCTACAATCTCATCTGCTTCAACAAGATCGTTCCAAATTTCACGTGCTTTTTCTACGAAAGCTTCATGTAGCAGCTCGGACGCTTTTGCATCTTCACCTTCTACTAGGCTCTCAATTACTTTAATATAACGTTCGCGAGCACTCATTGGCATTCTCCTTCATAGGTTATAACACATGTATTTAAGACTTCTTGCCTAATACCGATGTATTATATAAGAAAAACCGCAGTTTTGAACTGCGGTTGCTTTTGTTCTCTATTATTATTTAACAAGAACCACTAAAACAACGCTAAAACAGGTTATTTTTAGCGTTTTTATTCTGCGGCTTCGTCGCTTGCTCCGTATTGTAGTTGAACCTTCTCTACTTTTGATGCATGTTCACTACGTGCAAGCTCTCTACGATTGCGCATTTTATTTAAATGACGTAATGTTAACTTAGGTCTACGTGTATCGTCAAGATCCCATTTGTTATATTCATCGTCTTTTGCGTCTTGTGCTAGTTCATTAAACCTCATTTGGGGTACCTCCGGTATCACCTGTATCTGGTGTATCAGCTGGTGCATCAAGATCTAGTTCACCAGTATCATTTTCTGCTTCAACATCAGTAGGAGCAAAACTCTCCATATCTCCTGATCTTACACCTACACTACTTAGATCACCAATTGCATCACCTGCTGGTGCGCTATCAGGATCATTTTCTTCTGCCCATAGACGTTCATTATTAAGCACTTCTTCTTCAGTAAGTCCAAGATAGCGTGAAAGGATAAATCGTTTACTTAGATATCCTGCGCCTTCTAATGTACCAAACAAGTTAGCACGTTGTTGATCAATTTCAATTTCTCTATACTTACTGAAACTTTGTGGCTCTGAAAATGATAGTTCAAATAAGCCTGAGCTTACATTAACACCTCTATGTTTACAGAATAGTTTGAATTCTTTATCTAGTGTTTTCTGTACAGTCATCTGTAAGCGTTCACAATACTTTGCAAAACGAAATTCCTGGATCATTGCAGTACCAATACGACCATCGTTAAATGCCGCAATGCCATCTTCACTGCCTGTTGGTAGATAAGAAGTTGGTACTCGTAGTCCACGCATTAGTTTATTATTGAAATATTTTAAATCATCAATTTCACCTAAATTTTCACCGCCCGGTAGTACTTCAACTTTAGAACCTCTACCTTCAGCAGTTTGTGCAAAGAAATAATCTTCCATAATTGATAATGGATTGTATGCACTATCCATTACTTTTGTTCCACCGCCACTCATATTAGGAATACGTGTTTGGTGTACTTCATTTTTTGTACGCTCTACAAAGCTCATAGCTTTGTGTGCTGGCATATTACCTACATCAATGTAAAACACACGTCTTTCTGGTGCACGTTGCACACGATAGATAATAATACTGTCTTCTAATAATTCTTTTTGTTTATACACTTTAAATACTGGTTCTAAAATACTATTTCCAAACGGCCAATTAGCATTCATACCATCACTTAAACTTACATGCACAACATTTGAGCTATCAACTGCATATTCTGTTGTTGCACCTGAGTTTTTACTGTCATATACACCACTGTTAGTTCTACTTGTTGTATAACCAGTTTGTGGGTTAACACTTGTAGCGTCACTATGTGCTTTTGTGTCAACTGCAACTAGGTCTTGTAAATTAAGTGCAATATTTTTAATGATATATTGATCAATTTCTCTGCCTGTTGATTCGTTTACAATAGCTTTGCTCACATCTGAGCCATTTACCCAAATAAGTTTAAAGGTTTCTGGATCTCTTACGAAAAACTGATCTCCATACTTAACACATGCACGAAACATACTAAACACTCTTCGGTTAAATTCATTAATTGTAACCCATTGCTTTAATGTTGTTTCAAGTGCGCTAATTTCCGAGTCCGTAGGCTCACTTTTGTAGTTAATGCTAAATGGCATATCTGTTATTGGATCCATTTGTGTACTAAATTCAGCTATAGTATCTAATGCCGCATTAATTTCACTATCCTGGTCCATTTGATCGTATTGACTGTAACGTTCAATACGGTTAGGCTGACCTGAATATACTTCTGGGAGCCAACTTTGCCATCTACTGGCTTTTGCATGACTACGACCGTCTGTACCGTCAGCTGTATTATATCTTGTAAAGTGTTTTTTCCAACTCATTTATTGATGCCTTATTATATATGTGTATTTATGACCCACTTGCAACGATTGCGTTGTTTAGTCTATTATCCATCATCTTAGCTTTTGTAAACTTCTTTAGATTGTCTAAAGTTTTAACAGTTCTCTTCTTAGCTTCAATAATCTCCATGTATTCTTTAATCAGATTATTTTCCATTGTACTGGAGTTTTCATCATCTGTCAAGTCCATACCTAATTCTGTACGTAATTCTCTATTTGATAAAATTTTACCATCAACACTTGGTACAAATAATTCAGCTTGGCTCATATCTACACCATCACCTACAATGTATGGATTACCTGCTGTTACTTGTCCACCAAAATACTTTCTGTCTGGTCTTGGCATTCCATTTGGGGCGTGTGTTGCTCTATATTTTTTATCCCACTCTTCTCGTTTTGATCCATCTCTATCTCCACGTGCAAGAGGTCTAGGTGAAACAATATTGTTTTGTTTTTGATAGTTTTTTTGAAATTCTGTCCATTCAGGATTTTCTATCATTCTTTTTTGACCTCTAGCATTTTCTGATTCAATAAATTGTGGTATTTCAGTTTCGGCAAGTCTTGGATTATCTTTTTTAGGTGTGTCTTGTGTAAGACTTTGTACAACATCATTTATTAATTCAGCACTATTTCCAAATACAAAAGTAAGTTTTTCCATACCCGGTGTAATAATTTCTTGTAAATGCATAAATGCTTTTGTAGCATCGTTGAGTAATTTTGTAGTTGTACCTGCTTCTGCTAATCCTGCTATAGCTTGTTCTTGCATTTTTTCATATTTTTCAGGTGTAGCATTTCCAAACACAAGTCCTAATTGATAATGTCCCATAGCTAATGCATTAGATGCTTGTGCAATTGGATCGCTAGTACTTGCTAACGCTGTACCTATACGATTCATAGGTGTTTGCATAGCATTTAAGAATATATCCCTTACACCCTTAGTATCTCCTGCTTGTAATTTTTCAGTTATTCTATCAAAAATATCATCACCGTATTGCTTCTTCAAAGCAGCAACATCTGCTTGATTCATTGCACCAGCAATTGCTTCTGGATTAAGTCTAGCTAAATCTCCTCCACTTACCATAATATCTCTAGCAAAGGCTGCAAACATAGTATCAAATGGTGTACCCGCTCCAACTACACTAGTAATATGTTGCGAGAAGTTTTTCAATTCTTCTACTGCATCTTTCTGTGTACCATCTAACATTCTCATGCCAGCTGCAAAATCAACATTCTCAACTTTAATCATATTTTGAAGTGCTTGACTTCTTGTTAATCCTGTAATGCTTGCTAGGGCAGCAGTTTCAGTTTGTAATTGTGTAAAATCTCTGGTAAGATTTTCTTC